TTTCTTGGTGACTCAAGGCTCTACTGCTTACTACAACTCTGCCGTTCAAGTGGATGGCACAACCTCTGGAGTTACAACTCGTTGGTTAGGTGGTGCGCCTACAGCGGGTAATGCTAGTGGCATTGATAGCTATCGTTATCTTTTGATAAAAACGGGTAGTGCAACCTTTACAGTCTTGGCAAGCAACACACAATTTAAGGCCTAATGAACACCGCCTACGTTTATACGCTGACAGACCCTAGAAATGGGATGCCTTTTTACGTTGGTAAGGGTGTGGGTAGACGTTGCCATTTTCATGCTTGGGAAGCCAAGAACTCTGATAAACCAACATACAAGTTAAACAAGATTCGTAAGATTCAAAGTCTTGGATTAGACATTATTGTTAATAAAGTTGAAGAAAATGTAAGCCATGAGCAAGCTAAAGAACTTGAGTGTTTCTTGATAGCTGAGATGCGTGGGTTTGGCATTAACCTGACAAACGCAACTAATGGTGGTGATGGTCGTGCGGGGTATGTTGTTAGTGAAGAAACTCGTAATAAGTTAGGCCGTCCCAAAAGTGAAGCAGATAAGCAACGAATTAGCGAAGCATTAAAAGGCAACAAACATTTTTATTATGGTGTTCCTTGTTCTGATGAACGAAAAGCGGCAATCATTGCAGGTACAACTGGTGTAAAGAAATCAACAACAATTAACATGAAGAAGCCAAAGCGTAAAGAACAATGCCCACATTGCGGAATAATGGCAAGTGGTGGAAACTTAGCTAAGTGGCACATGAATAACTGCAAGAGCAAGGAATAACAATGCCTTTACAATCGACTAGCGGAGCAGCGAGTTATGACGCATTTGGTGGCGGGACAACTGCCAAAGTTAATTACATTGAAGACTTTTTTCAATCTTACTTGCGGACAGGCACTGGCGCATCTGCAACTGTTACTACTGGCTTAGATGGTTCTACCAAAGAAACCTTGGTGTGGACAAAATCACGTTCTGCCGCTACTAATCACAAGCTGACAGACAACGTACGTGGGGCTACTAAAGCCCTAAGTAGCAACACAACAGGTGCAGAAGCTACAGATAGCCAAGGCTTGACTGCTTTTAGTGCCACTGGCTACACGATTGGTACAAATACTGACTACAACAATAGCGGTGCAACTTATGTTGACTGGCAGTGGGTATCGCAACCAAAGTTCTTTGATGTTGTGACTTATACGGGTGATGCAGTTTCAACAGGCTATCAATCAATTCCTATTCCAGCATCTTTTGGTACAGGTGCTGATCTTGGTTGTTATATTGTTAAAAATACATCCAATGCTGAAGACTGGTATGTATGGCATAGAGGAAATCCTGTTAGCGATGATTATGGAAGTTTAAACAGCACTGCTGCTTTTGGAAGTCCTCCCGGTGAAAGGGGATGGGGCGTTAGTGGAAATACTTTTGTTGTTGGTGGCGGTGCAAGGAACAATAATGGCAATAGAAGTGGCAACACATACGTCGCCTACTTATTCGCCCACAACGCAGGAGGCTTTGGCCTAACTGGTACAGACAATGTGATTTCGTGTGGGTCTGTTTCTGTAACTAATTCAACTCAAAGTGTAAGTGTTGGTTATGAACCGCAATGGATTTTGTGGAAAAAATCTAGTGGCATAGGTTCTTGGTGGATGTTTGACACCATGCGTGGTTTGGTTGTTGATAACGGGTCAGGAACTGGTGATAAAGCTCTTTACGCAGAATTATCAAACGCTGAAACAGGAACTTATGGCATTGACCCAACTGCCACAGGTTTTCAATTATCCGCTGGATGGGGTGCTGGTGACTACATCTACATAGCCATTCGTAGAGGCCCAATGAAAGTGCCTACGAGTGGGACGAGTGTGTTTAACACGATGCTTGTTACTGGCAATGGAACAAATGAAAGGCAAATTACTGGTGTAGGTTTTCCTCCTGATTTACTCATTGGAAAAAGAAGATCATCTGCCCTTTTGCCACTTTGGTTTGACAAACTTAGGGGCAAAGAACGCTACCTTGATTCAAGTTCAACAAGCGCAGAAACTGCATTAGCCGCTGGTAATGAAGGCTTAATGTTGCAAGATGGCTTTGTCATTGATAACAACTACGGCAGTTTGAATGTAAATGGAAGCACCTACGCTGATTGGGTAATGAGACGCGCCCCCAGTTTCTTTGATGAGGTTTGCTATACAGGGACGGGAGTAGCAGGTAGAACTGTTACGCACAACTTAACTGTTGTCCCAGAGTTGATGATTGTTAAAGGCAGAAGTAATGCAGGGCAATGGCGTGTTTACAGTAGTGCATTAGGTGCAACTCAGGCGGCACGATTAAATTCCACAGATAGTTTTGGCTCTAATCCATACGCTTGGAACGACACAGCACCTACGGCATCTGTTTTTACTGTTGGCGATGACACGGGTGTTAATCAAAATACTTACACTTATGTCGCCTACCTATTTGCAACTTGTGCAGGTGTTTCCAAAGTAGGAAGCTACACAGGTACAGGCGCAACACAGACCATATCTTGTGGTTTTACTGGGGGCGCGAGATTCGTCCTCATTAAGAAAACAAGCGGTACGGGTTCGTGGTACGTCTGGGATAGTTCACGGGGTATCGTGTCTGGTAATGACCCTTACCTTTTATTGAACTCTACTGCGGCTGAAGTTACCAATACAGACTACATTGATACTTACTCAGCAGGTTTTGAAATTAGTTCAACAGCCCCCTCAGAAATCAACGAAAATGGCGGTAGTTTTATCTTTTTGGCGATTGCCTAGACATGAAAAGCGGAATTTATCACATCAAGAATACTGTGAGTAACGGCATCTATTTTGGAAGGTCTGTTGATGTTCCAGATAGATTGTCGCACCACAGACAACAATTAAGGCGTGGTGTTCATGTTAACAAGCGTTTGCAACATTCATGGAATAAACATGGTGAGCAAGTATTTGAATTCAAAATGGTTTGGGAAGAAACTCAAGATAAGCTAGAAGAACTTGAAGGTTTTATTCTTGAGGAAGTATGGGGCAATGAGAGATTGTTTAACCATCACAAACTATCTGCTGGTGGATTCTTGCCAAACAATAAACTAGGTTGTTTTACAAGGTCAGAAGAAACTAAAAAGAAAATGAGTGTTGCCTTTAAGGGCCGTGAGTTTTCTGAACAACATAAGCAAAAGATTGCAGTAGGTAAAACTGGTTTAAAAGCTAGTGATGAAACCAAAAAGAAAATGTCAGATAAAAGGATTGGTAAAGCAAGACCTCAATCATGGCATGACAAGATGGCTGAATATAGGGAAAACAACCCAAACCCTATGCAAGGCAAGATTAGCCCCATGAGAGGAAAGAAGTTCCCTACTATTGCTTGTGAGCATTGTGGTAAGGAAGCCTCAAAAGGAAATTACTTACGCTGGCATGGAAATAATTGTAGGAGCAAATAATGCAAATCAGAACACAAACAGGCGCAGTCATGTACGAAGCAGAATTTCGTGCATACACAAAAGCCAATGGTGGCCCATCATGGGAAACAACAACAACTGAAGTCTTGGAAAGCTTGGGTGCTGATGTAGTCTTTGAAGGCGCACAAGCTACAGGTGGTACTGTTTACCAATACTCTCAAGCCTCTGGTGTTGAGCAGATTGAAGGTAAGTGGTACACAAAGTATGTGCTTGGCCCTGTCTTCATTGACCAAGTTGTAGATGGTGTAACTACTACTGCTGCTGAACAAGAAGTGGCTTACAAGGCTTCTAAGGATGCTGAACAGGCTAAGAATGTTCGTGCTTCTAGGGATGCTAAGTTAGCTGAGACAGATTGGAGATTTCGTAGCGATATGACACCATCTCAAGAGTGGAAAGATTACTGCCAAACATTGAGGGATATTCCTTCTCAAGAAGGCTTCCCTTGGACAATTACATGGCCTGTTGAGCCACAATAAGGAGCAATCATGGCTATTTCTGACGCATTGCGTTATCAACTTAATACAGGTGGTTCTGCGGATACCCTGTATGGAATCATTCGTGATTTTCTTGCTACAAACCCAGATGCTGCTACTACTCAAGCACAGATGGCTCAGTATGGAATCTCTGGTGAAGACGTAGCCAATGCTACAGGTGGTAAATCAGGTGGTTTGCTTAGTGGCAACATCTTAGCGGGTGCTAGTTGGAATAGTTCTAACACTGCTTTACAGAACCAACTTACTGAGGCTACTGGTCAACAAACGGCTAACTATGCTGTTGCTGGCTCTACTACTTCTGACACTCTTAAACAACTAAATACATTCTTAGCAGGTGGTGGTCAGTTTGATCCTAATGCTACTGTTTACTTGCAAGCAGGTGGTGTTGACTTTATTACTGGCGTAGATAAAGGTGTTGTTAAAGATAACCTAAACCAGATCGTTAAGACTCTTGGCGATCAAGGTGTCAATGTTGTTCTTACTGGCTCGCCTTATGCTAAGTCTGTTGAAGATGTAATCACTAACAACTTTGATCCTAAAGTTGACCAGATTTATACAGATGTTGCCAAGGCTAACTCTAATGTTGCTTTAGTTGGTACTCAAGGTGAGATTCTGCAAAACAAGAAATTGTTGGTAGATGCTTTACATACCAACGCTGAAGGTACTGCAGTCTATAACCAATCAGTTATTGATGCTTTATCTCAGTTTAAGAATGAAGTTCCATCTAGCACTCCGCAAGCTATTGCACAAGTACAACAGACAAATACTGTAGCTACAACTCCCCCAGTTATTACTCAGGCTGCTGAAAATCCTGATGTTGCTCAATCATTAGTTAGAGCAATTCCTACTCCTCGTGGTCGGGTGATTGAAGGTGACAACATTGAAGCGCAAATGGCTGGTGTTCCTCAAGTTGTTTATGAGACTAAAGTAGACCCCAACAATCCTGCCAACTGGCAAACTGTTAATCCTAAAACGGGTGAAGTAATCAACTCAGGCACTTTTGCTGGTGGTGGTGATCGTGGTTTATTAGCCGCTGCTGCTCCTGTCATTGGATTGGCTGCATCTACTGTTGGTCTGCCTTTTATTTCAGGTCTGTTAGGTGGAGCTACTGGCTTGACAGGCTCTGCTTTGGCTGGTGCTACAGGTGCAACCATTGGTGGTGGAACAACTGCAATAGCAGGTGGTACAGGTAAAGATATACTTAAAGGTGCTTTGCTTGGTGGTGCTGCTTCTTATGGTGCATCTGCATTGGATAACTATCTTGCTACTGGTTCTACTGCTGACGTTGGATTGACAGAGCGTCAGTTTGCTATTCAAGATGCCAAGAACTTAGCAAGCCAAGGTTTATCAACTACTCAAATTGCTGATACTTTGACGGCTGGTGGGTATAACGACATAACTGTTCAAAGAGCAATATCTTCTTTAACAGGCACTGCAGCATCAACATTGCCAATACCTGGCGCTGTAAATGTTACTGGTACTGCTGCACCTGCAATTAGTACGGGTGGTTTATTGAGTAGTGTAGTTGCTCCAACAACTACTGCAACTACTACTCCAGTAACGCAAGGTGGAACTGTAAATGTAACTGGTGCGGCACAACCACAAATGGTAGATCAAGCAACTTTAAATTTGGTTGCTAATCAACTTGCTTCTAATTTAGGAACTAACGCTAACTTAGCAAATGTTCAAATTACAGCAGACAGACCAGCTTCTGCGCAAGAGATTACAAATGCAATTCTTGCAACTGTACCTAATGTAACTCTTCAACAAGCACAAACTCAAGCACAAGTATTGATTACAAGTGGTCAGAACTTAACTACTAATGATTTGGTTACTGCTGTATCTTCTGTTTCGCCAAACATTACTAATAGTGTTGCAGAGCAGATTATTACTAGTTCAAATTCAAGTTCTATCCCGTCAGTAGTTAACTCTTTGGCGGCAGTTACTGCATCAACAATTCCTGCTAGTTCGATTGCAACTCAAACAATTACTGGCAAAAGAGAACCTGGCATTACCAGTGATATTACTGCTGCAACAATCCCGTTGATTCAGCCAAGTACGCCATTAACATTGCCTGAAATACCAAAGCAAACAACAACAGCATCCAATCCTTTGCTTAACACGGCAGGGACTTTAGGCTTATCAAGTTTGCTATCAGGATTGCCTAACTTGATCTCTGGTGGTCTTGGTACTGCGGGTAATCTTTTGCAGATGCAAACGTCAAGAGAAGCAGCTCAACGTGCGCAAGCAATGATTGATGCTGAGACAAAAGCGGCTAAAGATGCGGCTCAGTTCAGACCTATTGGCATGACCACAAGGTTTGGTACTTCTCAGTTTGGTTTTGATCCTGCCACTGGTAGATTAACAAGTGCTGGTTATGCCTTAACACCTGATGTTAAAGCCCAACAAGATCGTTTTATGGCTTTGTCCAATCAAGGTCTGACACAAGCAGAACAAGCACAAGGACAATTTGCTCCTCTCCAGACGGGCGCACAACGTCTATTTGGTTTGGGTAATCAATACTTGGCTCAATCTCCAGAGGCAGTTGCCCAGAACTATCTGAACCAACAGATGGCTTTGCTACAACCAGGTCGTGAGTTAGAACTTGCTAATCTGCAAAATAAACTCCAACAACAAGGTCGTGGTGGTCTATCTGTGGCTCAAGGTGGAACTATGGGTGCTACTACTCCTGAACTACAGGCTCTGTACAACGCTCGTGCCCAACAAGAAGCTCAATTAGCTGCTAATGCACAACAAGCGGGTCAAAGAGATGTCATGTTTGGTGCGGGATTGTTAGGTCAAGGTGCGGGTGCTATGGGGCAGTATTATTCTGGTCAACAAGCCGCTTATGCGCCTTATACCGCTGCTTTGGGTCAGGCTCAGACCTTGGAGACATTAGGTCAACAACCTTACAACATGGGTGTTAACTTGGGTCAACTTGGCGCACAAGCAGGATTTAATGTTGGTCAACTAGGCTTAAAAGGTGCACAGATTAGCGCAGGTTTAGCTACAAGTGCTGATGCAACACGCAATCTCTTGGCTCAAGGTTTAACTGCCGCAGGTAATCCTAATGCGATGTTTGGTCAAGCATTGGGCGGTTTGTTTGGAGGTGGTCTTCAATCTGCGTTTAGTGGAACTGGTTTAGGTGCATCAGGTTTTGGCACTGGATTGGCTTATGGCAATCAAGACCTCGGCTTGTTCTTATAAGGAATCATCATGGCAGAAAATATCGTAGCGGGTCTGTTTGGTTTGACTCCACAAATGTATCAAAACCAACAGTACAACCAAGACCTTAAAAGAGGCTATGAGTTGGCACAACTCTCCCCTGGTGCTGCGGCTCAAGCGGGTCTACAGGCTAGTGTTGGTCAACTAGGTCGTGGATTTGCAGGTGCTATGGGCATAGAAGACCCTCAGTTGAAGATGATTACGCAACAAGCGCAGTTATTGCAAGGCTTGAATTTGCGTGATCCGCAATCTTTGGAAGCGGCGGCAATACAAGCTAATCAAATGGGTAATACGCCATTGGCTATAAAATTACTTGATTTATCAGATGCAGCTCAAGTTAGAGCGCAGCAGATGCAAACACAACAACAGACTTCTTTAGCCCAACTTATTGCACAACGTGCATATCAGCCTGGCATTCCCGAAAGACCACAGATGTTGGATGTTCAGGAACGTCAGCAGATGTCAGATCAAGGCACTCCAATGCCTGAGAACATTCCTGCTGTTGCACCAAGTTATGACATTCGCAGAGTTGCTCCTCAGTTGCAAGCACTTGGTGCGCCTGGCATTGCTCAATTAACTGCTGCATTGGCAGTACAAAAAGCAATGAGACCAGAGACAGTTTCGCTTAAAGAAGGTGAGAAACTTTACACAGTTCCGACTGAGGCTGGTCAAAGTTACAAAGAAATTGCTACTGGCGGTGAAAAACCAAGACCATTTACAGGCGATTTAGCAAATGCTGCAAATGCTTTGTATAGAACTGATGATCCGGCTAAAATTTTTGCTCAATATGGTCAAGCAGGCATTGACGCTGTTGAGAAAAAAGCATTAACAATGACTGAAGCAAAACGACAAATTGTCAATGTAACAGCTCCAGTTTCAATCAATATGCAAAAAGGTTTTGGTGAAGATTTAACTGAAACTTTAACCGCTAATTTAAGGGGTGGCAGAGTTGCAGGAAACACTCTTGGTACTGTACAGAGCATGAAAGCCTTGATTGAAGAAGGAACAAAGACGGGATTTGGTGCTGATACTATGGTTCAATTAGCTAGAGTAGGACAAGCATTTGATCCAAACTTTAAAGTTTCAGGAGTTGCAGGTGCTGAAGCATTCCAAGCATTTTCCAATTCTGTGATTTTGCCAGAGGTGAAGAAACTTGGAGTTAATCCAACTGATACTGACTTGAAGTTTATTGTTCAAGGCTCACCAAGTCTTTCAAAGTCTCCGCAGGGTAACTTAATTCTGTTGGACACATTGGAGTTAAAACTTCAGCGTGAACAAGACTTGGCTAAATTTAGCAATCAATGGTTAGCCCAAAATGCTAATACTGTTAAAAACAATCCAATTATTGCTCAAACACAATTTAATGATGCGTTTAATAACTATGTTCAAACAAGTCCACTTTACAAGCCACAAGCAGATGTACTGCGTCAACGCATAATTCAATTGCAAACAACTGGCGCTGGTAGAACACCAACTCCTGCTCGAAACACATTGCAACGTGGTAATTTCATAAATCCTTAATGGAGTAAAAAAATGGCAACCCTAAAAGATCAAATTACTGACCTGCAAAATGAACTCCTTGTTGCAAAAGATGAAGGAAAAATAACTCCAGAAGGCGTGAAATTGTTAGGTCAAATTCAAAGTGGGCAATGGCAAACTGGTGGTTTTGGACAATTCTTGAAAGGAATGACAGCAAACTTTTCAGATGAAGGAATTGGTGCTTTAAAGTCTTTTATTTCATCTGAACCAAAAGCTATTTCAGAAGCAATAAAGAAAATCAACCCACAAGAACCACAACCAACACCAAGAGAAGTTGGTACTGCTCTTGAGAGAGTTGCTCAATCAGAATACTCACAAGAAAATCCTTTTAGGTCTGCTGCCTATCAAGTCGGTGGCGCAATGGTTCCATCACTTGTGACAAAACGACCAGGCCCACAATCAATGATTGGTCAAATGGGTTTAGCTGGCCTTGTGGGTGCTACTTCTGGTGTTGGTGAATCTGAGGCTGAATTGTTTAGCCCAGAAACAGGAAAAGAAGCATTAACAGGAACTGGCATAGCAATGGCATCTGTGCCAATTGCAAAAGGATTTGGGCTTGTTATTGGTAAAGGTTACAGATCAGCAGTAAGTGCCATGTTTGACAACCCACAAAGAATGGGTGTAGATCAATCTAGGGCAATGATTAGAGAGGCTTTAGGCGCAGACGCTGGTGGCGTAGATGAGGCCATTAAGATGATCCTAGACAAGGCTGGAAAGCCTTATACGCTTGCAGATATTGGCCCTAATTCAAGGGCATATTTGGATGCTGTAAACCAGTTGCCTGGGCCTGGCAAACAAGCCGCCAAAACATTTTTAGAAGACAGAGACAAGGGTTTACTTAAGCGCCTGACAAGCGATATGCAAGTTGCGTTTGGTAACAAGGCTGCTTACTTTGATGAGTTCAATGCTTTAAAAGAAGCACGTTCAGCTATTGGTGGTAAGTTGTACGGAGCTGCTTTGCCAAGGCCAGTTGAGATTACTACCGAATTTACTGAGTTGCTTCAGCGCCCAAGCATGAAACAGGCTTATGACAGAGCAGTTAATTTGGCTCAAGAACAAGGCATCAAATTGCCTAAAGTTCAAATTAGTGCAGAGGGTAAATTAGTAACTGATAAAGGATTACCAGTTACAGACATAGACACTACTTTCATGCACTATATGAAAATGGGACTTGATGATTTGGTATATACAGGAAAATCACCAACATCAGGTATAGGCAGCACACAACTTGGTGCAATTAAGCAAACAAGAGGTGAATTTATTGATTTACTAGATAATTCAAATCCTGCTTATAAAAGAGCTAGAAATTATTGGGCAAACGATACTGCTGTTTTAGATGCCATGAATGAAGGTAGAACAATTTTTAGCAAAAAACCTGCTGATTTAGATGCACTTTTGAATGATGTAAAAACCATGTCAAAGTCTGAAAAAGACGCATTGAGACTTGGCACTATGCAAAGTCTTCTTGATCGTCTTGGTGGCGCTCAAACAGCAGACACAATGGTGAGCGCAGTTGGAAACCCTGCAATGGATATATTGAAAAATCCTAAAAATGTTAGGATTATTAAAGCAACATTTGATAGTGATGAGGCTGGTCAAAAGGCTTATAACAAGTTTATGAGTAACTTAATGAGTGAGGTGGAAATGAAAACCACTTCTAAAGTTGTTTTGCAAGGCTCACAAACTGCTGGACGTACTGAGGCAATCAGAACAATCAAAGAAGGCGCTCAAAGAGAGTTACCAGTTATGACGGGCGCACAATTCATTATGAGAGCTTTGCAAAGAGATTTTCAAGACCTTGGCGATCAACAACTCAAAGCTACTGCCAGTGAAATTGCAAGGGTTTTAACAACAAGTGACCCAACCAAATTGCAAAGAATTGCTAAAGAGTTGGCGGGTAATGACATCAGAACTGTTTTGCGAAAAGAAGCGCCAGAAGTGTTGCCAATTTTAGGTAGAGCATTGCTTGGCCCGTTCTCACTTGGCTCAATTGGTGGAAATGTTGCTCCCAATATTAACCAAATGGCAACAGGTATGTTGTCTGGTCAATAACATGAAAGACTGGGCTGAAGCAATCATTGCGGCGGCCTGTATAGTGGCTTTTGTAATTTTTGGCACATACATGATTGCATGGAGTTGGGCGTGGTAAATGCGTTGGCTTATTCTTTTAACACTGCTGGCGCTGGTCAGTGCCACGGCCAAGAATGGCTGTCATGTGCGCGAGTTCTATGGGATAGCGTACACAATTCACAACCCATCAGAGCGCCATCAGCAGATGATTCAGTGGCTCAAAAACAATGCTCAGTATTGCAGGAGCCAAGATTACGTAGTTATTTGGAACAACTTGTCCGAGTGGGCGGGTACAGCCGATTCAGCAGAAACCAGAAGTTTGGTTGTTCATGGATACAAAGATGCACTTGAGCGTGAAAAGAAATGATACCGCCCATACACAAATGGTATCCAATGGTACAACCAGAAGGTTATCCAAACAGGACTGATGCGCTTGAACGCAGGGCAGAGCGTCTGTCGGAAGAATACAAACAAGCCTTGAAAATGAAGAAGGTGAAGGACAAAATTGATGACCTTGAGTTTGAGTTGTACGTCAAGAAGGCAGAACGCAATCAACTTAGCCTTGAGATTTTTACCAACCGCAAACTGGATATATACGCATAATGGTCACTAAAAAACCCCCTGCAAAGGTAGCCCCTGTTAAGCGCAGGACACCCAAACCCAAAGCAGAACAAACTATCAATGTGACGATGGCTGCGCCAGCTCCTGCGCCAAAGACTGAAGCCAAAAAAGACGACTCTACATTAGGTAAAGTCATAGGCTTGATTGAGTGGGTGGATAGCCCATTTAAGCTGTTTACAGTCATTTTGCTGTCATTCCTAGCGTTTGCTGGTTGGTTTGCATGGGATTCTAGGCAGGTCATTCTTCACGCCATCACAACGCAAGATAAGATGCCACAGTTGGCAAAGCAAGAATCATTGCTTGCACCTGCTCGTAGCTTAATGAAGGACGTAGATGGGGTTGTTCTTTTGGTTCACAAAGCCAATTTAGCAACAAACTCACGCACTACTGTCTTAGCTTTGAACGCTGATGGGTCACGAGAAAAGGCTGTTGAAGGGTCTGTAACGTCCCTGTTCAACGCAAGCGCAGACCGCAATGGCGCAATGGTGGCTATGCTCAATGGTGAGGTTCTGTGTGAGGAATTTAACCCATCGTCTAAGGTAGGTGAGTGGGGTGTAAAGCAAGGTATCAAGTTTATGTGTAGAGGCTCGATTCCTCCAGATATGGGTAAGTTTGCAGGGTATGTAGCGATTGGATTTAAGGAAAAGCCAGAAGATATTGCGGCTTTAAAGACTCGGATTAACTTGGCGGCAACTGATATGTCGGAGGATTGATTATGTTAGATATTCTTAGTGGTGGTTTATTAGGCTCTATCTTTGGTGGCATCTTTAGGATGGCGCCAGAGGTGCTCAAATGGCTCGATAAGAAAAATGAAAGAGCGCATGAACTCTTGATGTTTTCCCGTCAGTGCGAACTGGAGCAACTGCGCGGTCAGCAAAAGCTGGCTGAAATTGGTGCTCAAAGAGAGGCTGCCATTGATGTGGGCGTGATGGATGCGTTTAATAATGCCATCACTCAGCAGGCCGAAATGGTCAAGGCTGCAGGTGGATGGGTTGCATCATTGAGTGCTAGTGTCAGGCCGCTGGTAACTTATTGGGTGCTATTTGTCTGGTCGTTCATTCATGTGTGGTTTGCATGGAATGCGTGGCTTGCTGGTGCGCCTGCTGTAGAAGTGTTTAAAACCATGATGACTCCTGATTTCTCAGCCCTGCTGTCTGGAACAATCAATTATTGGTTCCTTGATAGAACTCTTGCCAAGCGTGGAATATGAACCTAGAGTTAGCTGCCGCTTTGTGCCGCCAATTTGAGGGCTACCGCGCCAAGCCGTACTTGTGTCCGGCTGGCGTGGCTACGATTGGCTATGGTTCTACCTACTACGCAGACAAACGCAAAGTGACTTTGGAAGACCCACCAATGGATGAACCCACGGCTAGGGCGCTTTTGATGATTGAGCTGGAACATACCTACCTGCCTGGCGCTTTGCGTAACTGTCCAATTCTTGCAACTGATGAGCGCAAGTGCAACGCTATTGTGGATTTTTGCTACAACCTTGGAATTGGCAGACTTCAAACATCAACCCTCAAACGCAAGATAAACGCAGGGGATTGGGACGGGGCAAAAGAGCAATTGATGCTGTGGACAAAAGGGGGCGGTAAGGTCTTGCCTGGTTTACTCAAACGCAGACAGGCCGAATGCGCTCTTATTCTTTAACCAGCGCCCTATAAGCCTCAATAGCCGTCTTCAGATCGCATTGCAACTGCTGAATGCGGTCATCCTGTTCGCACAGTTTGACATAACATTCGCCTGCAAAATCAACCAAACTCTCGCGCTCCCAAATGTCAAACTTGGGCATTTGAATTTGGCGCTTGCGCCAGCCACTTTGGTTAGTCATTGGTTTCTTTCTTTGAAGGTGCGTCCAGTTCACGGCGGTAATACTTGGCAGGCATCTTGGCTTTCTTGTCCAATTGCTTACGCAGCCACTCAGCGCCGCCAAGTTCTTGCAAGATCATCCAATGTCTGTCAGACATCCTGATCTGTCGTCCTATCAATGGCTCGGGTGGTTTGGGGCGTGGCATTTACCGGACTCTCCTAAGTGGCATATCCATCACACGCTCGGGCGGCGGTGGCGGCATACCCTCACTAGGCGGTGTCCAACCATGTTTGCGCCAGAGGGCTTGCACATCCGATCCGGACTCCCACTTAAAATCCTTAGCAGGAATTGACGGGTAGCTGATTTTTGAATAGGGTGGTTTTTCTAACATGATGTCTCCTTAAAAGGGGATTTGATCCCATTCCCAATGCTCACACTCAACTATGCCAGTGATCCACTCTAGCGGCGGCTTTGCTCCATATTGTTGACAGATGCCTGTCTCAAAATTGTTACACTGGCGGCAATTGACTTGGATGGTGTTAATCTGTTTGACTTGACTGTCCAAATGCCTTTTGATAGCGCTTAGTTCAATAAAATTCATATTCTTTTACCTCAGTATATTTTCCATTTTTACGGGTCAAAATCCTGTCTGGTTCTTTGATTTTATGCAAAACAGTCCATGTAAATGCCTCTTGTGTGCCTGATGGCATAGACTTCTTTTCCCTTCGCATCCACCAGTTTTCGGCCTTTTGCCGAGCGTAGCCAACGTGACTGAAGCAAATCCACTCACTTGCGACCATCAGTAAGCCAGCGTAATAGTCCACTCTTAATGAATCAGGCTTGCCTTCTTTGCGGTGGATGGCATAGGCAACCCTACTCACATCATGCCAAACAAAATTATCTACACTCGCCCGACTTGACAAGAGCGCTGCCAATGAAACCTTGGCATCAAGTGGTTTGGCTTCTTCTTCTCGGATTTGACCACCACAATGAATGCAAATAAGAGCTGCGGGTGCGTTGCGCTCACCGCAGTTAGGGCAGATGCAGAAGGGCGCTTCCTGAGTGCCTGACCTCTTCTTAGCCCTGCCTTGGATGGTATCGACTGGCCCCAAGCGCTCAACTGTGTCGGTAAAGTCAAGCACCAGGCAGTCAGTCTTGCCATCTGCAATTCGAGTGCCTCGGCCCATCCCTTGTACATAAAGCACTGGCGACCTCGTGGGCCTACACCAAATAATGCAGTCAACGTCTGGCACATCAAAGCCAACCGACAAAGCCAAAACAGTGACCAAACAGTGAATTTGACCATTTCTAAATTGAGCAATCAAGTCTTCACGCTCTTGTTTGGGGGTTTCGCCGCAAACCACCGCGCTGACAATGCCTCGATAATTTAAGCGATCTGCAAGGCTTTCAGCGTTTTTGACACTCGGTGTAAAGGCGATCCATTTCTTACGCTCTGAGGCGATTCTGGTAGCTTCTGCGGCTACTTTGGATAGGTATTTTTCAACCTCACGGGAAAGTTCGCCAACCTTATAGTCTCCATTGGCTATCCCAACGTGGCTGGCATCGATGCGGGTTTCAATCCGGTCTGGTGGAACCAGTGGTGCAATGAACTTGGCATCAAGCAATTCACGCATGGAGACTCGGCTTGCAATGCCTGTGAACAATGGCTCATCCCCATCAGTCAACCAAACACCATTACCTCTAAACGGCGTGGCGGTCATGCCAACAGTTCTGAACTCGCAAAGTTGGCTAAGGTCAAACAGAAACGATCTGAACATTCCAGTTTGATCCCCCTTCTGGCTCACCAGATGAGCCTCATCAATGACCACGGCCTTGATGTTTCCCAAGAGTTGAGCATCCCTGTGGATGCTGCCAATGGTGGCAACAATCACATCTGCTTGGTGCTGTTTCTTGCCCAAACTGGCGCTGACAAAGCCAACGCTGATGTTTGGGGGAAGCAAGGCCCTAAGTTTGGCAGCGTTCTGTTCTGCCAGTTCCTTGGATGGAACGAGCACCACAGTGCGAGGGTGAAACAGAGGCCATTGATCCCACATCTGGCGCACAATCTCAGCGCAGATCACCGACTTGCCTGCGGCGGTGGGTAGCACCAACAGAGGAATGTCGGTGTTTTCTTGGTGCTTTGTCCACCATGCAAACAGGTCTGTGACTGCGCGGGACTGATAGTCACGAAGGATCAAACTCGCGCTCCTTGATCATTGCATCTGCAATTTTATATGCCCTTTCTGCAATCTTTGAAGGCTCATGCCACCAGCTATAGCTCATATTATCTTGCGTTCCTTGTTCGAGATCGCCAGCAAGAGCTTGCCCTGCAAAAAAGTCACGCAATGTCATGTTGTTAATTGATGGTGTTTTCATACGAACCTCGCATTGTGTTGTTTACGCAGGCCCAGAGCAAACTCGTCCACCAAGGCGGTCTTGTCTGTGCAGGCATGGATTTCTGCGCTACTGATGTGGTCAAAGTTTTTGTCTGGGTCGCCGTTCACAAACTGTTTGCCATCTGCCATTTTGTAGATCACATTGTCATTTTGATCAAGGTCAACTGGATGGGCTGTCTTAGCAAGCAAGATGGGGATGTAGCGGTGATCATTGCAACCTTTTCGTTGCATTCCTTCTGACAAAACTGTGCTATGTGAAGCGCATGACCAAACTGCATTGCCACCCAATTCAGGCGTGGCGTGAACGCATGAACGGCACGTTGGCATAGGGACATCTGTGCCGTGGCAAATAGCCTGGTAGTCGCAGAACTTGCACTCAAACCAAGTTGGATCGGTAGACACTCCAACTGGCGGCTCGGGCGCGGTAATCACCGCCATTGCCTTGGCGACAATCTCCTGTGCCTCATCCTTGTTAAATTCTATGCGCTCGGTGTAGATGTCATCATTGTCTTTGTTCACGACAAAGTAAAGCGCACGTTTACACCCATCTTCTCCAAACTCATCAATTGACCATTTCATGTATATTTGCATCTGTGCGTAATGCTCTGGCTTGGCCTTCTTTACGCCATTTTTTTGCATATCTTTAAACATCTTGTCAGATGCGGTCTTGATCTCCAACAAGTGCGGAGACTTTGGCGCTTGCGGTAGGCCCGTGACAATGCCGTCCGCATTGCCTTGGAAATGATGGCCTGTGGTCGCTTCGGTGAATGACCACTGGCGGCCTGTGGCGGGGTTGAGTTGGTAGACAGTGCAGCCAATGCTTGCCAAGTCTGCATAAACTCTAGGTTCCTGCAAGTGACCAGACTGAAACACTCGGTAAAGCCTGCCAGAGAACTCGGCAGGCTTTGACCACCGGAAAGAGTACCAATGCTGGCGCAGGCAAGGCTTACCAATGCTTGATGCACCAAGGTAAGGTCTTTGTGCTTCTGAGCCATACTTTGCCTTGTAATGGGCAAAGATGGCATCAGCCACAGGATCAACAACTGATTGTGGAAGCAAGGCCATGTCAGCCTTTCCTTGCCCATGCGGGTGCTTTGGACTTGGCGGCCTCTTGCTCGGCGGTAGGCCATGCAACTGTGTCTGCCATCGTAGGCATAGGCGTTGGTGCAGTAGCTGGTGCAACTGGTGCGCTGATGCCACCGCCTGCGGCCTCATAGCCCTTGATGTTGTTGCTTGCTTTGTAAATGCCTTGGGCCTCGCGCACAGTCACGTTGATGCGAACTGGCTTGAAGTGCAGGGCGGCAGTGTCCATCAACTTGATCACGTTCACGGCATGGCAAAGCGCAGACAACTGGCTTTGGGCAATGCGTTGAGTATCTTCGTTGGCGTGACGGATGTTCAAGTTCTCCCAAACCTTGCGGCCTTTGTATTGTCCATCGAGGATTTCAAAGGTAAGTTTCAAGCCTTCGCCATTGCCAGACTTCAAAGGCTGCACATCAGATTCGGTGATGTGAGCCAAATAAGTTCCGGCAGGCAGTGGGCCTGTGGACTGTTGGGGAGCGACTTGGGATGCGTCAAAATTAAACTGAGCCATGATAAATTTCCTAAAAAGTTAAGTTACGAACTGGGGTGATCAAGACTGCGCTTGTGTAAGCGCTGCTTGGAATGCCGTCCAGTCAAGCGGCATATTTTGAAGGCCAAAGCGGTTGCCACCGCAATGAGCCGGATGAGGTTCAACGTGCAAGATGCGCTCGCCAGTTGTCGTGGCCTTGGTTTCTTTCTTAGAGAAACCTGCGTCTGTCTTGCTTGTAAAAATGCGGTAGCCTGCGTAGCCAATGACATCTGCCCACTCTTGCACTAGGCCAGCGGCTTTGTCGTGCAGTTTAAGGACATGGCTGTCATAGCCCTCGGTCAACGGGTCTTCTATGCGCTTGATCTTGTCGTGGGCAATCAGGATGATGCCCATGCCCTTGGCTGAACGCAGGACTTCTAGGCCAGACAACAGGTTACGCCATTCCTCGGCGGCGGCAACGTAGCCCTTGCCGAAGCCTGGTGCTTCAATGTTCTTCCAATTGTTCTGCTTGCACACATACTCTTGGATCATGGGTTCGAGCCAATCCAGACTGTCAATGAACAAGGTCTGGAAGTCATGCTTTTGGTTGATCAGCGTGTCGATGGCGGCATAAACCTCGGGCAGGCTGGCAGCCAATGGGAAGGCGTTTGCGTCCACCGCATCAGCGCCGTCTTCAGTCAGGATGCCAATGGCGTTGGGAGCCATAGCCGCGAAAGTGGTCTTGCCAATCTTGCCTTGGCCCACCACCACAATCTTGGGTGAGCGTACACGTTTGGTTTTGGAGATGGATGATAGGTCGAATGCCATGTTAGTCTTTCAAGTCAATGGATGGTTTTGCGGGTTTGCTGGTGATGAACACTGCTGCCTTGTTGTAGGCAGAAGAGTCAATTTCGGAGAGGGATCGCAGATAAGCCAAATTAACTTCTGCTTTCCAACGAAAGGCTTTTTGTGCATTGGTAGGCAGATCGTCATAGTCGGCGGCTAGGCGGTCGGTATCTACTGCTCGGGTCAGTTTCCAAGTGATGGTGAAGTCTTCATCTTGGTGTGTGCCTTCGCCATTCTCAGGCTTGGCAAATTGGTCGGTGATCAGGCTTTCAATGCGAAGGCGCTCGGCCTTGGCATCAGTCTCGGCTTGCTTGGCTTTGCGTAGTAAGGTTGCCAGTTCAGAGATCGTCATTTTTGTAGTCCTCAAGTGCTGTGGTTGTGATGTGGTCAACAAGGCCCTGCAAGATCAAGTGACCAATGTCTATGTCTGTGCCTTTGATGTAAGCGCTGACAAGTTCCATAGTTTCGGCGTAGTCAGGCTCATCAGGTAAGCCACGGCTATCGAGTGAGCCAATTTCTTCTGGGATGTACTCCAAGTGGCAGACCAAATCGACACCTTCGAGTTCGCACTCAAACTCAATGATTCCTTGGGGGCAGGCGGGTGTGGGGTTCATTCAGCTCTCCTACATTGTTTGTTGCAGGCTGGGTTGTGTTTGGACTGACATACGCCAAGAATTTCACAGCGTGTCAATTTAGGTTTGATAGGTATCAAAACTGATTTCATGTTGACCACCATGCAACCAGTAAGGCGGCCAAGCTGATGCCAATGGCAAGGGCGGTGAGAAGGTCAAGTCCTGCTTCTGCGCAGGCGGTTAGCCTGGCGCTCTTGACTTCAGGGTAGTGGAAATGTTTATGGTGTTTCATGTTGTGCTTTCGGGGGCCGAAGCCCCGTGGATTGGATTAGGCTGCGGCTTTCTCAGCAAATAAGCGTGTGGCTTCTGTGCCCTGATCAACGTAAGAGTCAGAACCATAAGCAGGATCAATTTCGTACCAAAAAGATGGTGATAATGTTTTACCAGCTTTGAGAGAAGCGTTGACGCGAATAGCCAACTTGCTGGCTTTAGCTTTCGCTTGATCGCGCATATCGGGAAAATAAGAATCGCCAGACTCAGGGCAAACAACTTCTTGAGTGCCATTAAAAGTGGCTTGATGACGGAAGCGGCGACCGGCTTCGTTTTCAATCACAACGTAATACTGTTCGGCGATGAAGGGCTGACCATCGCATGAAAAACCGGCGTTGTATAAATCGCTCCATGGATAAGCTGTGTAAGTTGTGTTCATTTTGTGTTTCCTTTATGGCCTTTCGGCGTGATGGACAGAGAACCAATTTCCCTGCCACGCTTTGAATTCTAGCGAGTTGCTAGATGTTGTCAAGCCCTTTGCTAGAATTATTTTCATAGGTGTTTTCCCTATTGCCAAAAGAATCTATCAATGTGCTAGAGTGGATAGCTATGAACACACAAATACCACCAGATGAGCGCCGACAACTGGCAGAAAAAGTTGGCATCAATGAGCAGTACCTTTACCAATGTCTCACTGGCAGGCGAGAAATGTCAGCTTGGGAGGCCGTTCGGGTAGAACAGGCCAGTGAGGGCAGGCTTACTCGGCAGATGGTGTGCCAGGGCAGTTGGCAGTCTATTTGGCCAGAACTTGTGGAGGCCAAAGCATGAGCAGTCTTACATCTATTTTCCCCAACGGCTTCGCAGCTGCCACAGAATCGCAAGACCTAATCAACCCTGAAGAGGGGTTCAGGAAGCACTGTGAGGCATCTGGCCTGCTGATCAAGGAGATCATCGCAGATGGTGAGATTCACAGGGTGGCTCATGTGTCGAGCAAGAAGGGTGCGCTTGATGGTTGGTACATCTTGCACTCCAGTGGCAAAGTGCCTGTGGGCATTGCAGGCTGTTGGAAGGAGCCAGTGTTTGAGAGTAAATGGATAGCAGACACTGGCAGGCAAATGTCTTTTACTGAGCGCTTTGAGCATGACAAGTGGTTGGTAGAGGTGAAAGCCAAGAAGGATGCTGACAGGTTGGCATCGCAGGCGGTGGCTGCCGAACGTGCAGAGGATGAGGTAGTGACGTATGCAGATGCGTCTGACGATCATCCTTACCTTGTCAGGAAGCACGTTGGGGCGCATGGGATCAAGATTGACAGGGCAGGCAGGCTGGTTGTGCCTGTGATCAATCAAGCAGGGGAAATTCT